TGTACGCCATTTAGAAACAGCTTAATAATATTTGCCATACTGTACACCCCTAATATCTTTGTAGTATTGTTTCTATGTTTATTAAAGGTTCTGTTGTGGTAAACTATAGCCGGCCAGGCGAACCTGACCGGCTATTTATCTCACTGATCGAGCAATCAATCAGGTCCATTGAGCTCACCGCTAGTACTATCTGACTGATAGCTAAGATTCGATACACCTCCTGTACCTGCGTTGAAGGTCACGAAGTGTACAGTACAATTACTGTCAGAAGGAGCATGATAGTCGATGAGATATCCTACAAGTGAGCTTCCATTGGATGCTTGCTTATGGAGCTTGACTAGTTGTCCGGCCTGTTCTGCAGCTACAATCTCATCATAAGTCTTATCTAACTTATATCCTTTTGACGCCTCAATACAGTTCACAACAAGAGCGCCTTGTCCAACTTCTGATAGTTCGTAGTCACCAGACGCGCCTACGACAATCACTTTACCTTCATCAGTAGCTTCGGCAACAGGCAACAGCAAACTAGTTACATCGTCATCCAATGATGATTTTGCAGCTTTAGCTGGTTGCCCGTCTACAAAGAACTGCTTGATTTTTTTTGCCATGATTCTAATCCTCCTAAATTACTGAAGATCAGACTTCTTTAGATAGATCGCCTTTGAGATGATGAACGATACTTTGACCTTGACAACCTCGCCGCCGACCTGATTCATCGGGCCGTGATCAAGGCCGCCGATCCAAGTACCAGGAGCACGGATAACATCTCGAACATTGCCTTGGCCGTCGTACCGAATGAAGAAGACCTGGCGCATATACTCAGAAGGCAGACCCATGCGCTCAGTTTCAGGATCGTAGACCTTACGCCGCCACTCACGAAGTGCTTCAAGCACATTAGGCTCGCAGTAGCAGTTGAGAGTCCACTCGACATCGCTGTAAGTGACCTTGGAGGGGAACTTGATCAGACCGTTACCATAGTGAACAACGATGCTGTCTTCCTCTTCGATCACATCGCCGACCTCATCGGTGGAGAGAGTCAGCAGATCGGAGAACTCAGTAGGAGAGGTGCCGTCCATCGAGTAGATGCGAACCTCGAAGTTATTAGTTGTTAGTGGGACGTAGTTGTCGACACCAAGCATGTGATTGGTGCCCATTGCAATCGGTGAAAACATAGAAATTTCTCCTTCTTATTAGATTTACCAAAGATATAAAAGGAAGATCCGCTTGATCACCGAAATCACTACACCTTATATTTATTTACAAAGGAGGTACACAAGATGACATCAACAGAGAAACGATCAAAGACAGTAGAAGAACGCTATGGAGTAAGTAACATTTCGCAACTGCAAAGTACGCAGAACAAGCGACGAACTACATTCGAAGCTAAAAAGACAACCATGATTTTCTATCAAGAACCTCGAGTTAACATCATACAAGCAGCTGACCTCCGAGTATTCAAGATACACAAGAAGGTGGCAGATCAGTGGTTAGATGAACACCATCCGTTCAAAGCACCTCGAGGGAATGTTCTATGTTTAGGACTAGTTGACCAAAACACCATCTACTGCTTGATAACATTCAAGCGATCTAGAAATCCAAAGTACACAGCTGAAATTTCTAGAATGTGGATGTTACCTACCTGGTATGTAGTAGGTGGATATGACAAACTGTCCTCAGCTGCATCTGAATTCGGACTGTACAACCTAGTGGCCTATGTCAACATGTCCTTTGAAAACTACAAGGATTATGAAGCAATAGGAATGCGCCATGTCCGAGACATCCAATCAACTAAGTGGTGGATGTCAGAGACAGGGCGCATTTCAGATGCATCTCGAAGACAGAAACACTTATCGCAGGACTACATGATCTTCCACGGATATGTGCCGATGTATGACTGTGGGCAACGTGTGTATGAAGTATGATTACACCTTATTTGTTATTAGAGAATAGTTGTACTATTAAATCATGAACTTCCTTCCAATCATAGGCACGAATGATTCCATGAGCTGTTGCATCGTAGTATTCATTATTGCGTCTACTGAATAAGATTCTGATGCAAGGAGCATCTTCCAGATTGTGCGGACCGTCATCAATGAGTGCGTCTGCTCGGAAGAGCTTCTTGTTTTGCATTACAACAACATTGTTCCAACTGATAAAAGGGAAGTGTTGTTGAATCAAACGAAACTTGTATTCAACATTTTCAGGAGCTGTTGCTGTAACCAAGTAGATATTGAAACCTTTATCCAGTAGTTTCTTCAAGTACTCACACGCACCAGGCATCGGCTCTACATCTGCCCACATAGTCCAGTCACTCAATGGAGCATACACTTGATCCTCAGTAAGCGTTGGAAATACTTCAGGAACACTCCATCCACGAATAGAAGCAGGATCTACCTTGAGCCCATATTCATGATTCAGAAAGTTGACCCACGGTGTCATCAAGTCCCAGATGACATCGTCCATGTCAATTGCGATAATTGGTCTACTCAAGGGACCTCACTCCCCCCTTTATTGGATGCATATACATGTAATCTATGTATATGTGATCTATAGGACATCCGCAGATAGGGCACCGATTCGGATACACATGGTCACCTTCGCAGCTTATCTCTGAATAGATCACTTCATGACAGTGAGAACATACAGGACGAAATTCTATCGAAGCGAATGAATCACCGCTAACACTAGGCGCAATACTACATCCAAGTTCTCGCTGACGATGTTGCATCTTATGTTCTTCATGATGAAGTAGATCTAAGACGAAGTTAAGAGCAGATACAATCCGAGATTGATCCATGGACAATCCACAGTATCCACAATCATGATTACAGTCAGTTGATTGAACGCACTTGAGCTCAGTGCGAATCACGTCCATAGCATTCATTAAGTCCATCTACAGCCCTCTGTATCCATACTCATTCATGTACTTTCTCATAGTAGGAAACTGATCATATATCTGAGATAGCCCAGTCATGCGCTCAATCTCAGCCAAGATCATTCGATCTACTTCGCGCTTACTGCGCTTGGGAGGTCTAGGTGGAAGCTCACCACGAGCAGCTGCCAGTGCTACAGGATTCGTCTTGTGTTGTCCCATCGTCATTCTCCTTCAAATCATGCTTGAGATATTGTGCAAGTAGCAGCAGATTAACTGTATAGCAAATTGATAGTAAGTCGATGATCCATCCAGTACGAAGGATATTGCATGCGGCCTTTAGTTACCTTAATAGACTCTACATCAAGACCGTCACTCTCTAACACGTCCCTGACAAAATCCACTTCTTCTTGTAATTCAGTGTCAGAAAGGAGTAAGGAAACGGATGCTGTAATGGCGACATGATCAGAGTATGCTTTGTAGTTCTTGACTTCTAACATGCGCTCACGATGTACACCACCCAATAGCTGGCTGACCCTGTCAAATAGCTGCTTGGCAACAGCTTCAACTGACTTATCAGCTAAGTACTGGTCACATACAACAAATCCGTAGCGAGTGTTTGCAATAACGTTCAAGTCTGAATAAGTCCGCTGAATGAATTGGGCTACAGCTCCGACGATATCGGGATCTGCAGGGTCTACATGCCATGCATCAGGTTCGCTTGCTTGATGTATTGTAATTTTATACTTATTAGGACCAATAGATGTCCCAGAACGAATGGTGTAGTCTAACCACCGATCAAACCGTTCAGACCACTGCAGCTCTGAGGAGTTTCCTGTGAAGGATAGTCCTAATACTAACGTCACCGCAGAAATAAGCGGCTGTCGAGGATCCGCATCGTTAACATGAGCAGCTTTGATATACCTTTTCATAATGACTATCTCACATCCAATTAAAAATTACATGTCTTACATTCTAGTAGATCTTTGCAATGACGCAGATGCTGTGCAAACAACGGCATCGGAGCTTCTTTTGGATAGTTATCAAACTTGACTGTGACACAGCAGAACTCCGGACTGACGCAGCGATCAACGTCAACAACAGTTCCGCGATCACCATCACGTGCATATGAATGATTTCCGAGGACAGTCACCGTATCGCCTTTGCGAAATTTCTCAGCCTTTCCGTACTTGATCATGTTATCCTCCAAAGATGTTGATGAATACTATAACGATCGCAGTTACGCAAGTATCATCACCAATCTCGACTTCGGAAGAAATCATTTTTCAGCGTGCTGACTGCGGCTGAACCTTGAGTACGTCGCTTTCCTGAACCAAATTGGAATGATCCATCATCATAAACAGTCAAAGTCTTCGTGAAGATCTTGCCTGTGTCCCATCGACCGCCACCAGCATACGGAATGCTGTACACAGTACAGTCATCATGGGACTCTAGTTTTTGAATGAATTTATCATCCAAAGAATAGTATGGGTTGTTGCGAAGATCAGCGCTACTAGCTATTGTTGGAAAGATCCTATTAGAGATAAGGAAGTTGAAAACTTCCTTGTCTTGATCGTCCACATTATCTAATAAACGATCTCGAACAGATGCCGTAGGAATCTTCAGTCTATCTTGCTGCTCGTCTTCGCTTAGATAAGGTGAAAAGAACTTAGCCGATTTGATTACACGCTTCATCAGTATCTTACCTCATTTGCAAAGGACCGAGCAGCATCGTACAGCGCATCCATGGCCTTGCCAATGTTCTCAAGATCGTACTCATCCAGGAAATCGCCAATATCATTCATGCGCGATGTTGCATCGAGAAACTCAGAAATACTATCTGCGATGTTCTCTGCGTCCTTGCTCAACTTCTTGAATGTAGTCTTATCAGTAGATGCAGTTACTACTCTTTTCATGTTACCTTACTCCTTATCCTAGTTTTTCAGAAATAAATTCTATGATCTTCGATTCACTACCGCTACTTGTAGGATAGTGTGCAATCATATCACGGAGAGTATCAATTTCGTGTTCACGAAGACGAACAGAAGTTTCAGGACCAAGGAAGGTCTCTTCAAGTACCTGAATAGCTGACAGCATATCACCATTAGACATTGTAGCAAAGAATCCTTCTTCGGGATCATGCTCCGACTCATCTGCGTTATACTCCATCAAGATATTCCAAGCAGCTTCCTCTTCATCTAGAAAATCCGCTGCATAAGAATATAGAGCATCGATCCTATTCATCATATCGTCTCGAGTCATTCTCTTATTTCCCATTGTCATACTCCCCAATCATAAGTATAGTACATCTCACTAAGATGTTCTTTCAGATTCTTCATGAACTGGCGGTTCTTAGTTGAAGCAAAGGGCACCAGATCTTCGTATACACCATCATCATCCATCTCAGTGATGACCATGATGACATGTTCAATGGTCATATCAATGATATCTTTTTTAGAATAGTCGTCATATCTGTTGTTATCATATACTTGATACAGCATATCATCTGCAAGCTCTAGCAGATGCTCCAACTGAAAATCAGTCATCCGCTGAGAAGTAGCAGCTTGGATTGATGAACTAGACATCAAATCAGATGGATCGTCGTATTCGGAATGAACATCATCTACCTGAACATACTCATCAAGTACTTTTTTGAGTGTGTCCTTAGTAGCACGATGATAACGACCGCGATTGGTTTTTGATCCGCTGTAGTTCTTGACAGGGCCTTGATCTGTGTTCCAATAGACGAACGGACGGAACCAAGAATGACCATCAGCCGAACGCTTTACTTCGATGTACTTGTTCTTGTTCTTTTTGTTCTGATAGAGAGCATATTCCGGAGTCTGTGCAGCACGAATCTGATAATTGTCATCTTCTGCCCAAGCACTCTCACACTCACGAATCTCAGTCTTAGTTGCTTTCCGGACAGAACAACCATCATAATGACCAGGTATGTCATCTAGATGATCTTTCTCAAACTTTGCCTTAGCCATCTCCTTACTAGGAGCATAAATCAAGAGTTCATTCCACTCAGGATAAGGGCCAGACTCACGACTTCCGGTATCATAATTGTATTGAACAATCCATGCCGGACCTTTAGAAGTATGCTCGCTACCAACAACAGTGGCAGAAGACACATCGGAATCAGCAGGGTACCATACAGTTAATCCACCTTTTCCATCACCAATGAAATCATATGGTACATCAGAAGCACGCAATGAATCAATGAAATCATGTCCTTCGGAAGAGGTTGTAAAATCACGATGAGCCCATCCAGGATGCTCCTCGTTCATCATACGCCAATTTTCGTTATGACGTTGTTCTTTAGCTGAAGCATCATAATCAGGGGTATCTTTGATCAACTCAGTTAGATACTCCTTGTAACGCTGCTTGAAATCCCTAACGCTGTTAGCTTCCATTATCATTCCAACAAGTTTGCGATAGAATGTTTGAAAGTCATAGCCTTCTACTATAAGCTCTGGATCATCGCCAGTAGTAACAAACTCTACAACGCCTTCTCCGTCATTGAATTGACCATCAAAATCAACGCCAAGATATTGTTGAACAGCATCCATGAGCGGAAGGATTTTCTTACCGACCTTAGCTTCATATCCAAAAATTGGATCGTCTGTGCCGTTTTCAAATTCAGATTCAAGTAACTTCTTGATGCTACTCCAAGTATCTTTTGTAGATGCTTCAACGGATGCATCACTTCGAATATATCGTTTCATATAGACCCTCCGTATTCTATTAGTAGAGGTCAACAGAATCAACGGTTACAAATTTTTGATATCTACCTTGAACTACATCTACTTGCACATTGCATTGTCTGAAGCTTTTCCAGTCAGCTTTAGTTGCAAGTGCAAGGTTCTTAGGAAACTTGTTTAGTGCAGCTATAAGTTCACCTACGGTAGTGCAGTAGCTTGGTTCTGTATCATCAGATGTAGCTGCAATGATTACTTTTCTTTTCATAATTCAAACATACTCCTTCCTCTTACTATTGGACAGCTGACACCGTGAGTTGAGCTAAATAGTACCGCTCGCCGCCCTCTTCATGATCAAGATAATTGGAAAGGAGCTCGTATAGCAGATCTAGCTGATCCGCCGATAGTTCTACGGACTGCATAGGACCTAACAGCTTAGGTTTCAATGATTTGATGATAGATTCGATCTCTTTGGTATCTAACATATCTATTGCTTCAGATACATCATTAAATGTACCTTCAACTCGATTGAATATTGCGTCAGCTGCGCTTGAATCATCAATGATTTCGGAATAACGATACAAATTAACCAGCTCATCTATCTTATCCGATCGACGAGCGTCAATACTAGCAATTACCCGTTTCATGTGAATTCTCCTATTCTATTATCAATCATAGACGAAATTTTC